TCGTGCCAAATGAAGATGTGCCTTTTTATCGTTTTGGTACCCATTTCAATCTTGGCGATACGGTAACAGTAACAATCGAATCAAATGACGTATTGCAAACAATCACAGAATATGCATTATCAATTTCATCAGACGGAATTCGTCAGACTCTTGGCATTGGCAACGTAGAGGTATTGCAAAACATTGCTGGCGATGCGCCACAAATGACAATCGTTGGCAGATATGCAGATAAAACTCAAAAATTACAAAATCGAATCAAGGCACTAGAACAATCTTTTAGCAACGTTGCAAACATGAAACCATTAAGTATCGGTCCTGGGGTTCCTGCAGCTCGAGGTGATAGCCAATACTTTTGGGCAATGAACGATTCAGATGGAACAATTGAAAAAGGTGACCTTGTATATGTCACCGGTGATTATGGCGGATTTGCACTGGTTGATCTTTACGGTTGGGATACAGCTCCAGTGTGGGATGGTGTGATGCAACCTATAGATGGAATGGCAACAGAAACACTAGAAGTTGGTGAGGGCGGATGGATCTGCGCACACGGAAGAGTTACTGGTATAGATACATCTGACTGGCTACAAGGACAATTAGTTTTTATTGGAGAATATGGTTGGTGGACGCCATATCAAACTCCAGAGTGGACAACAGTATGTATTGGCACAATTATGTTTGATGATGCAACAGACGGAAGTATTTTTTTCAATCCTGTTTATGACGTTGAAAAAACTGTATATACGTTCGAAGCTACAATTTCTGGCAGTCAATCTATACCGAGTGGTTCAACAACGTATACGATTGTTGGAGATAGTGCAACTGCTGCACAAAGATGGGATGTCACTTATACTGCCGATCAATTTATTATGCACACCGAATCTAATAAGCGTGGACAGCTAGAAATTACTCAAGCAGGACAATATTCAATTTTTTGCCATGTTCGATGGGGAAGCAATACCACAGGAAAACGTAACTTACGAATAGCTAAAAATCTTGGCGTTGATGAAGATATAGCAGCTGTAGCTACTCAAGCGGTAGATACAACGCGCCAATCATTATCTAGACCGTCAGTTTGGCTAGATGCAGGAGATATTATTACGGTGGAGGTTTTGCAGACATCTGGTTCAGCGCAGACTCTTGCTCCGTCTGCAACGGGCCCGATTCAGTTATACGTCGAGTTTTTAGGAAATGATTACAGGTACTAACACATGACAGTTTACGTATACCCACTAAGTGGTCAAGAAACATCTGAAGCTGATTATGAAGCTTTAATGTCAGTGCTTGTTGGTTCTGGTGTTTTGGGACAACCTGGTGCAAGTTACCTTTACGCTAGTTGCGACGGAACAGACAGAATTGTTTACCTTAATGAGGGACAGGCAATTCTAAACGGACACTTTTATTCACAAAGTGGCTATGAAGCTGTTGTGCACGATGTCGGATCTAGCCAACCACGATACGATCGTATCGTTCTACGTTTAAATGCATCAACAAATACAATGTTGCCACACATTATCAAGGGCACTCCAGGATCGTCGCCGGCAATTCCTGCTTTAACTCAAAGCAACACATCACCGGCAGATTTGCCGATCGCTGTTGTTTACGTTCCTGCGAATGCTCAAACAATTCAACAGGCCAACATAACCGACGTTAGATTATGGTTCAAACGTCGTGTTGGTAAAAATACAAACGCTGTTAAGACAACGCCAGCTATATCCGGCGATCTTGCTGTGAATGTTGATAACGGCCAGCTTGAGTGGTACAACAATGATGCCTGGCAAACAATTACGCCACAGATCGATGCATCACGAATAATTTCTGGAACTTTGGATCCAGCACGTTTGCCATTGCAAAATATTAATAATTTGATCGAAATCCCAGACGGGCTAGGAACATATGGCAAATGGTCACCTGTGTGGAATTCAACAACCGACCAATGGGACTGGGACCCAAATTATTCATACACTGTAGGTTATTACGGTCCATATTCATTGACACGTCACGGGACTCCAGCTGTGTATCCAAATTTCACAGTTGTTGAAAATCTAAATTTTTGGGCCGGTTCTAATCCTCCAGCGATTGTTGGGCAGCAATCAAGTTTTCAAGTTGATTTAAATTTTCTTGTTCGTGCAGCTCAACCGGTATCCAATTTACTGCCGGGCGGTTATTATATAAAACTTGAAATTTATCATAATAATGTGCTTGTTGCGACCAACACAGATCTTGTTCCATCGATTCTTCAAAATGGTACTTTTGATATTCCCATTTCAATGAGTATCGATGCGTACTACTTAAATACCACAGTTCGCAGCACATATTTGAAAATTTCATTTGCGAAATCAGATTCTGCCGGTGACGGATCAGCACGATTAGCATATTTCAGTGGATTGGCAACTAGCGTGTTTCATAAAGTGTCAGTGTAAATGACGGTAGAGGTTTGGCCATTTGGACCCGTTGATGTAACATCGGATCAATATTCACGTTTGTTCAATGCTGTTAGCGCTCCAGGTGTTGTTAGTGGATTGAATGTATCTGCCGTTAGTGGTCAGATGAAAGTTTCAATTTCCGCCGGGAATGCAATTATTAATGGTTTTAGTTATGAAACCACAGCAGCGATCGAGCTAAATATTACGGCGAATAGCAGCGGAATCACACGCCGAGATGTTGTTGTAGCTCAAATGAATGTATTATCCGAATCATTCACTTTAGGTGTTGTAACAGGTTACGATGATGTTGATTTACCAATTATTTCTAGTGAACCAGAAGGAATGACAGAGATTCCATTAGCGATCGTGGACGTGCCCGATGGTGCAACAGCAATTACATCAGGAATGATTACCACGTATCAACAAAAAATTGGCAGTGGTTATGTGATTGCTGACAATCTTGCTGATCTACCGTTAGATGGAAATATTGGGATCTCGACGGATACGGGTTTGATACGTACACGTGATACAGGCAGTTGGTCCGATTGGTCACAGGATGTTGATGCTAGTCAAGTAACATCTGGAAGAATATCAGCTGACCGTTTGCCGTTTGCTCCAGAACAAGTTGTGGTAAACGATATTGGTAATAACTATTCGCCGGTTTATATATCGAGTGCCGGTGATTGGGGTTGGACTGGAACAACTAAAACTGAGCTCTATCGATATAGCGGTTATTTTCAAGGCAATAATACAAAAATGGGTTCTAGTGCTGCAACTAGAACATTGCTTGGAAAAAGTTCGTCACAGATATTTTCTACATCAGCTCCAACGGATCCAACTTTGATTAATAAATACAATGCCGGCATTTCAGCAACCGGATTTGTATTTGTTAGAGTTGTTTTGCCAAAAATTCTTTACTCCAGTGGAGCATGGAGCGGAACCCAAGCAGACATAGAGGTTCGTATCGTGAACCCATTCACTGAGGTACCCTATTTTTCGCAAGTAACAAAAATGCCATATAGGAACTATACAAATAGTTCTGGTTATCAAGAGGTGGTGTATGTAAAAATACCTGTTGTTACAAATCTTGGTTGGGCGTGGCAAGTTAGAATCTATGGTTACAAAACGATTACAACATCTGGAAACGATGGAAAATTGGAATCAGCGAGTTTTGTTTTGAATCTTAGGCAGAATCCATTCCTAGAGGGTGACTAACCTGTAGAGTATGATTGTTGGCAACGATTGGAGGATCACAAAATGAAATATCAGTTTGCACACTGGACACCTGCGCATTCAAATAATTTTTCCACTACACGGAACAATCCAAAATTTGTTGTTGTTCATGTGATTTGCGGATCCTGGACAGGATGCAAAAGTTGGTTTGAAAATCCCAATGCAGGAGTATCGGCGCATTTTTCGATCTCAAAGCTTGGTGAGGTCAATCAACATGTTGATACAGATCATGTTGCGTATGCCGAAATGGCCTGGAATGACAAAGCAATCTCAATCGAACATGAGGGTCATCCCGGTGATCATCTAACATTAAAGCAAATTGCTGCACTAGATGCCCTACTTGAATGGATCCACAGCAACTACAAAATCCCATTGGTGTGGACAAATACTGGAGCACCCGGACACCCTGGCGTTATCTCGCATGGTCTGTTGGGAGTAGAGGGTGGAAACCACATCAGTTGCCCTGGAGCTCAAATTGTGGCCGATGTCAAACACTTGCTTGATCGCAAGAATGGCAATCATGCGGATCCTGAATTGAAACCGGATCCAACGCCATCTAAAGATCTTCCCGTCATCAAACTTGGTTCTAGGGGCGAAGCTGTAAAAACATTGCAGCGTGCATTACATATCAAAATTGATGGAATTTTTGGGCCACAAACAAATTCAAAGGTTTTAGAGCTGCAAAAATCTAACAATATTGAAGCAGATGGAATTGTTGGGCCAATTACGTGGCAGTTTGTGAAACGATTATCAAAGCGCTAAGATAGCGCACATGACCGGCACCGAGATTGTTTTACTTTGCGCTAGTGCTGGATCTTTTCTCACCGTAGTATCTAATGCACTAAAGGGATCCAAAAAAATTATTAATCACGATCTTGATGATCGATTAACACGGATCGAAGCAATGGGTAAAAATAATGGTGGATCGTCACTCAAAGACGGCCTAGATCGGTTAGAGCGATTACAAGAAAAACAGTCGCTTGAGCTGCATGAACTCAGATTGAGTATCCAAGCTCTGGATATTAAAATAGCAAGGTTCGAGGGTGTCATTGAGGGACGGAGCAAATAATTAATGATCACAAATAGTTCAGTTTCAGGATCTTCAGTACCAACATGGCTAGTTGATCCTATTTCAGATACCGATATGAGCTGCGTGGTTCATGACCTATCAACATGGTTTGAAACAAACGCTGATGGAGAATCAACCTTAAATCCACTTGGCACATCGGGAACATTTGTAATTACGATAGGTTGGGAACAAGCTGAATGCGAAAAGATTCAGTGCTCTGAAATTAACGTATCGACAAAAACAATTACATTCACTCAGCGTGGGTACGACGGAACAAATGCAAAATCTCATGCAGCTGGAACATTGCGCAATCCAAATGTGTTTCCAGTTTTTGCAGCAGCTGATCTAGTAGAAATTGACGATCTCATT